AATATGAAACAATATATACAAAAGATGATTCATATACAGGATTTGTAACAGAAGATGATGTAAATGTTAATATATTAGATATAGATACAAATAATAAAACTAAAATTAATAAAAATGATATTATAAAAAGAGAACAAACTTATTCTAAATTCGAACAAGATGTTTTTGATGCTCTTCAATTAGCATATAAAGTTACAGCAAATTCATTATACGGTCAAATTGGTGCAAGAACATCACCAATATATTTAAAAGAGATTGCAGCATGTACTACAGCAACTGGTAGAGAAATGATAATGACAGCTAAAAAATTTGTAGAAGATAATTATAATGCAGAGGTAATATATGGTGATACAGATTCAATATTTTGTAAATTTCCATTAAAAGATTCAAATTTAAATCCTGTATATGGTAAACAAGCTTTAAAATATGCGATTGAAACAGGTTTAAAAGTTGAGAAAGAAATAGCAAAAATCATGCCTTATCCTCAAAAACTGAATTATGAAAAATCTTTATATCCATTTATTATTTTAAGTAAAAAAAGATATGTTGGTAATTTATATGAATTCGATGTTAATAAATTTAAACAAAAATCAATGGGTATTGTATTAAAAAGAAGAGATAATGCAAATATTGTAAAAAAAATATATGGTGGAATTATTGATATCTTACTTAATAAACAAGATTTAGAAGCATCTATTGAATTTTTAAATGATGAATTAAATGATTTAGTTAATGGTAAATCTAATATTAATGATCTTATTATATCTAAATCATTAAGAGCATCATATAAAGATCCTTCTAAAATAGCTCATAAAGTTTTAGCAGATAGAATTGGTTCACGTGATCCAGGAAATAAACCAGCAGTAAATGATAGAGTTCCATATGTATATATTAAATTAGATAAAATAGATAAAACAACATTACAAGGTGATAGAATAGAAAATCCAGAATATATAGTAGAAAATTCATTAACTCCTGATTATTTACATTATATTACAAATCAAATTATGAAACCAGTATTACAATTATATGCTTTATCATTAGAAGAATTACCAAATTATAATAAAGAATTAGATTATTGGGAAAAAATAGATGAAGAATTAAAATTAAAACCAATATATTTAGATGATATAAAAAGAAAAAATAGAATTGAAAATTTAAGATTACAATTAGTAAAAGAATTATTATTTGATAAATATATAAATATTTTGTCAGAACCAAAAATTAAAAAAACAAAAAAAAAAGAAATTAAAAAATCATTTGATATTAATGTAAATGATGAAATAAAAAAACAAAATGATGAAAGTAATATAGATATAAAAAAATTATTAAATAACAAAAAATTTTATGTTGATTTAAAAATAACAGAACCAAAAAATAAAGAAAAAAATACAATTGTAGTAAAATGCAAAATAAAAATAGATAAAAAAATTATAGTTGAAAATAATAATACATGTATTTCGAATAAAAAGAAAGAAATTATTAATAGTATAATGTTTATAATTGAATATTTTGAGAAAAATGAAATAAATCAAAAAATAGATATTAAATTAAGTGGAAATAAAGCATTCATTAAAGAATATAAGAACGCAATTATAGATTATAAAGACTTTGTTAGAAGTGAAATAATTGATAATAACTTAGTTACTAATGCTATGGATACAAATGATATAGGTATTATAAAAAATTCATTATTAGTTCGGGAATATGAAAAATTATTATTAAATAATGATAAATTTCAATTAATAGAATAAATTATATATAAGAAATAATTATTTTTATTATTTAATGTCATCTTCATATAATAATATTCCCCCCGCACAATGGCCTATGTGTACTCCATATCCAATATCATTACCTGATTCATTAGTTAATATATCAAAACCATTTGTAAAAAAAATAGATAATTTATCATTTGGAAATGTATTTGGTTCAAAAAAATTAGAAGAATTATATATTCAATTATCTAAATATAATAATTCAGATATGAATTTGAGAATTAATATTGAAAGACCAGAACAGGAATTAATTGCTAAATATTTACCATATGATTGTTGTGTATTAGAATTAGGAGGTGAAAGTGGTACAACAAGTTTATTAATAAATAAAATAATTAAAGATCCTTCTAAACATGTTATAATAGAACCTTCATCAAATAGTATTCCAAAATTGTATAAAACAGCAAATATATATGATGCAAAATATAAGATAGTACATGGATTTATAGGATTAAATCGCGATATACATAAAAAATTATGGCCTGAATGTGAAGTATCAAAAATGTATGATTTAGATAGTATTAATAAATTAGTAAATAGTAAATTTGATGTATTAGTAGTAGATTGTGAAGGCGCTTTTTATAATATATTAAACGAATTTCCAGATATTTTAGATAATATAAAATTAATAATTATAGAAAATGATGGACCTCAAGAAAATGTTAAGCATATAAGAAATAAATTAAAGAATAATAAATTTAATTTAATACATTCACAAACTCATCCTTTTTTAAATACAACAAAAAATTGGAATATTAATAATGTAGATGATTATAAAATATTAAAAAATAGTGATAATATAATTGGATTTCATGAAGTATATTTTAAAAGTGATGATAATGATATTAATGAATTAGCGTAGATTTACATTTATATGGAAAAAAATAAATAATGAATGGAAAATATCTCATCATCATTCTTCAATATTACCCAATTGTGAATGTATTTAAATAATTGGTACTATTATATATTACAAATGAATAAATATATAATAATATTAATTAATTTTTTTAATATTATATATAATATTAATGCAGTGAATACGATATCATTAACACCTAAAGTTGCAATAATAACAAATGGTATTGTTGGTCTAGGTGGAAAATTATCAATTAGTTTAGCAAAAAAAGGTTATGATTTAATAATACTTGATAATCAAAATAAATTATATAATTATGATTTTGTAGAAAGATTAAAACAAAGTTATAAAACAGAAATAAAAATTATACAAGGAGAAATTACATCAAATGAAGTTAGAAATAGATTATTTAGTATATATGATAATAAATTTAAAAATTCACATCATTTATCTGTTTTAGTAAATAATTATGGTGATAATATTGAACATATAACAGATAATTATTCAATAAATAATAAAGCAAGATTTTTGAAATATTATAAAAATGTTTTTTATGATGCTAGTATTGATTTATGTGAAAAATTCATTTTAAGAATAAATAAAGATACAGGGGGGTCAATAATTAATATAATGCATTCAAATATGTATGATAAATATTCAATATTTAAACAAGAATTATATGAATCCTGTAAATTTTTAATGGAAGGAGTTATGAATATGTATAAAAATATATGTATTCAATCAAATATAAATTATAATACTATATTACCATGTATAGTAGATTATAGAACATTTTATAATATTAAAAATTTTATAGGTAATGAATTATTTCAAGAATATATTAGAAATAATTATATGCGCATGGGAATATTAACAGGTGATGATATATGTGATATTTTAGTTTTTATATGTAGTCACTCGGGTAAATTTATAACAGGTTTAACTATAAAAGTTAATCAATAAAATATTCTGTATTATTAAATGGAAAACTGGATTCTATATGGTATATTAAGAACTATTATTGTAGTTTTTTTAATATTAGCTCAAAAATATGATGAATCATGTAAAGGATATACATGGCCTATTTTAGTACATATAATATCAAGTATATTTTTAATATTATTTGCTATTTCATTTGAAAAAATAGAAAATATTAAAAATGCAAATTTTCCATTAATTATAATAGCTGGTATATTGGTATGTATTGTTGTTATTATTTCATATATAATTATAAAAAAAGCACCGAATCCTGCTTATCTTAGAATATTTAGTGCAATAGAAATGATAATTATATTAATTTTAAGTGTATATATATTTAATGAAAAATTAACATATAAGATTATATTAGGTTTTATTTTAATAGCATCGGGTGTAATAGTTTTAACATATAATTAAAATGTTAACAAACAATAGTAATATTTATTATTACCATGAATATAATGATATGTTATATTCAAATAATTATTTATCAAAAATGTTTATAATATGGTTAATATTTATCTTAATTGGAAATATAGAAGAAATTACAATTTCATATATTCTAATATTTTTTTTGCTTTTTCTTTACCAACCTTATTAATTTTTGATAATAATTTTACTTGATCGTCATAATTATTATAATAATCTAATTCTTGAATTAAAGTCCGAATATCTGGATATATATCTACTATATTTTTTGCAATTATATTTGAAATAGTTGGTATTTGAGATAATTGTAAAATAAAACAATTATCAGGTGTAATATTATTTATTTTTTTTGATTTTATTTTTATAGTATCTAAATAATCTATATTTTTATTAATATTATTATTAAATATTTCAGGTTTATCTATAATTTTACAACATAATGTTAAGATAAAATTTACTGTTTCAAATATATTTTTATTAAAAATAATTTTAATATTATCTCTATATAATGTATTTAAATATGCACTTAATATTTTTTTATCATTTCTATTTATACTTTTATGAATATCATCTCCTTCTATTATGTATGTTATTGCATTATTAGAAAAATTAGATAGCAATCTATATTTTTGTTCCTTATATCTACCATCATTAATAGAACTATTTAAATCTGATAATGTTTTTCTTTCAAAAATATATGTATTAATATAATCATCATATTTTATGTTAATATGTATATCACCTAATTCCAAATTTTTTTTATCAATATTAATAAAATCTTTATATTGATCTAAATCTCTTTCTATTATATTATTATATAAAACAGATTCTCTATTATCAATAATTAATTCAATCATATTGATATAATATAATATAAATATTTATATAAATATAGAATTATTTAATGAAAAAAAAGAATTTAGTTATATATTTTTATTTAAATTATACATATCAAATGATAAATATAATGCAAATGTTAACCATATAATATAAGGTATTAATAAATAACTATATAATTTTTTATTTTTAGTAGTTATAATATAAAATTGTATGAAAGTCATAATTCCAAAAATCAAAGAAAATATTATAATAATAGTTGATAATAAAAATGGTGAATATTTTTTAATAGAAAATGATGGAATATATAAAAAATTAAATATTAATGCAATTATTGGTAATATCCAATAACTAAAATTTTTATTTGATAAAATATTAGCATATGAAATACCAATTAATATATATAAAATAGGCCAAACTATAGAAAATACATAATTAGGAGGATTTAACTGTGATTTTATTAATTTTTTATAATTATTATTATTCCATGTGTTTCTATATATTATACCCAATAACATGCCAATTACAAATGGTAAAAAAAGTAATATATAATATATTAAGTTCATATCTATTATTAATATATATTAAATATATAAATATTAGATATTTAATATTTATGTAATGGAAAAATTATTTAATTATTATTTAAATGATGATTTAAAAGATAAAATATATTCAATGATAGTTTATCCACAAGATGACGATTTATTATATCAAATAAATTATTATCCATTATGTAAAAAATATATTAATTTATTTTATAAATATATTATTACAAATTGGACTTATTGTTTTATTGATGGTTTAAGTATTATTTGGAAAATATATCATTTATGTATTATTGAAAATATTGATATATTATGGAAAGATAGATATAACTTAAATAATAATTTAATAAATTATAAAAAATACATTTCAGATGATATAGAAAATATCTATATAGCAGAATTAATACGTATTTTAAATAATAATGATAATATAAAAAAAATATTAATAAAAAAATATATTACAAAATATGTTATGGTATTAAAAAAACATCAACTTGATTATATAGATATTGAATTATCTATATGGGGCGATATAACTTCATATGGATATAATGATGAAAGTTTAAAAGATTTTGATAAAGAAACAATAAAAAACGCTTATAATTACAGTTCACCAATAATAGATAAAAAAAATATTTATTTGGCAATATTATTATATTAATAATAAATATATATGGATTTATTAAAATTAAATATTATTAGTTATATATCACCTAAAAATATAGATTTATTTACTTCAAATGATATTAAATTAAAAATTATATATGGAGAATATACTATTTTAATACCAACTATTAAAAATCAAAATAATATTATTTATAATAAAGAATTTATATTTAAATATACAATTGATATACCATTAAGTATTATAATTTATGATAGTGATAATTTATTTGGTGATGTAGAATTACATAGAGAAATGATTTTTAAATTAAGTGATAAACGATATGTAAATAGTGAATTAAAATATTATTATGAAATATTATATAATAATGATGATAATATAATATTAAATACTTATTTCAATAAATTATTAGTTAATGCGAAATCATCAAAAATAAAAAAAATTAAAGATATAATAAATTAATTTTTATGTGATTAAATAATAGAAATAATATTTTTTATAATGCAAAAAAAATTATTAATATGTCATTTTCTATATATTATATTAATTATAATAATTATAATATATATAAATAAATATTATAAATGTAATTGTAAAAGAGATGAATATTTTGAAAATATGTTAACACAAAGTGAATTATTAGCCGATGCTATTAAAAATAATAAATCAAATCACGAAATAATAAAAGATGGTATTAAAAATAATAAAACAATGGTTGAAATAGTGGAAATAATAATACAAAAAAATAGTACTTAAAAATTACTAAATAACATAAAATTCATTGAATTATTAGATAAATATAAGAAATGATTATTATATTTTTTTAATAATTTTAAATAATTTTTATAATTATAATTATTCATAATGAAATCTACAAATATATTTTCATTATAAGGAATATTAAGTTTAAAAAATTTTTTATAATTTATTAATAAAATTAATTTTATAATAAAATAAGAAAAAACGTTTGTTTCTTCATACCATTTATTAATAAATTTATAATTATTCATTATTTTATTATATTGAAACAATGTAAAATTTAATTCTTTATTAAATAAAAGTTTAAAAGGAATATTATATTCAATAGAAATAAAGATAGTATTATAAATATGACACCAAAATTCAATAATTGCTTCAACGGGTATAAAATTACAGTTTTCATGAATATTAAAAAATTTTTTTATTTTTTCTTTATTATATGTACTAATGTTAATAATAGACATATTTAATATATCTATATGATGAATAAATTCATGCAAAATTACTTTAGGATATTCATCTTTTCTGAATATATATATATCATTACTTAAAAAATCAGTAAAACCACCATTAATATTTTTAGATCTAAAAAAATCATTTTTAGGAAAAGTTCTGGGTTTATTCCAAAAAGATAAATGTATATTTATATTTTTATTTAAATTATAATATTTATAAATAATTGAAATACGTTTATAAACTTTTAATAATTTAATATAATTAAATGTATCTAATTTTTTAGTAGAATATACATATAAATTAATATTTATATTATTTAAATATATATGATATATATATTTTGTTTTTTTTAAATTATTTATACTATCTTTTATATTTGAATATTTTGTAGATAAAGCATTATTAATATATTTTTCAAGTAATAATTCATTATTTATTAATTCAATATATATATCATCAATATTTATATAATTATACAAGTTTTTAATATTATTTATTAATGTATTAATTTTCATATTCAAATAAAGATCTGGCTTCTTTAATAATAGTAAGTATATATTTTTTATTTTTAATTTTGTTACAACAAATTAATAATTTACTTATTTTTACTTGACAATCATTATTAAAATCTGTATTATTTTTAATATTTTTACTCATGGTATCCCAATATTTTATTCTTTTTAAAAATTCATTAGAAACTAGAATATCTATATCTTTTTTTAAATTATTTGATTTATTATCGGGATACCATTTATTATTATTATTATCATAATATTCCCATTTTTTATCACCATTATAACGATATTTATTTTTTAATATATAATATACCGCTTTTGAAATATTATAATCAGAATCAATATCAATACAACAATCTATTAATTTATTTAATTCACAATCCATAATTTAATTATTATTAAAGTATTTATATAATAAAATTAGATATAAATATAAAAAATAATAATAGATTAATTAAATAAAAGAAACAAATTATGAAAGATTGGGATATATTAGACTTATATTTTAAAAATCATAAATATCCATTTACAGGACATCATTTAGATAGTTATAGAGATTTTATAAAGAATAATATACCGAATATTATAAAATCTATGAACCCTATTACTATGATAAAATATAATGATTATGGTTCAATAATTATGAAAGTAGATATATATGTTGGTGGCGAGAATGGAGATGACATTTTTATAGATAGACCTATAACTTTTGATAATACTTCTCCTAAAATAATTACACCTTATGATGCTAGATTAAAAAATTTAACATATGAAACACATATATATGCTAATATATTAGTTAAAATAACAGATGATGGTGATTATAATTATGAAAATACTTTTAAAAACATAGCTATTGGATCAATACCTATTATGCTTCACAGTGATATATGCATTTTAAATAATCAAGGTTCTGAAGTATTAAAAACATTAGGTGAATGTATATATGATTCAGGTGGTTATTTTATAATTGATGGTAAAGAAAAGGTTATTGTTGCTCAAGAAAGAATAACTTCAAATAGATTATTTACTACTAAATATACTGATGATGATAATTTTTTATATAAAGGATTAATAAAATGTACAGCGGATATCGGCGAAACAGTATTAGCACCAAAAACAATTGAATTTTATTTAGTTAAAAACGAATTAAATATAGGAGATAATTATAAACGTAATAGAGGTGCTATTTTATGTTCTTTTAAAGGAATAAATGGAAAAAAAATACCATTATATGTATTATTTAGAGCATTAGGTGTTGAAACAGATAAAGATATATATGATTTAATATTTGGAAATGATTTAAATGAATGTGAAAAAATATTTTTTGATAATTTTATTCAATTTACATTAAGACAAAATGATAATACTGTATATACTCAACAACAAGCTTTAAATTATATGATTCCATTAACAACTTATGGCACATTAGATCATGTAAAAAGTATGATTGTAACTGATATATTTCCAAATATTCCAATATTTCAAAATAAAGTTAAATATTTGGGGTACTTAGTTAAACAATTTATAAATACTTGTTTAAATATTTCTAGTGAAAGTGACAGAGATAGTTATATATTTAAGAGAGTAGATATAAGTGGTTATTTATTATCACAATTATTTTCAGAATCTTATACAAAATTAAGTAAATATATTAGAGATAGTTTAGATAGAACATATAATTATGGTGCATGGAAAAGTAATAATAATTATGATTATTTTATAAATGATAATAATATTTTTAAAATTATTCCATCACTTATTATTACTAAAAGTTTTACTAGATCTTTAAAAGGTATGTGGGGTTTAGAAGATGATGATGATCCTGAATTGGGTATGGTTCAAGATTTATCCAGAATTAGTTATATTGGATTTTTATCACATTTACGTAATGTTAATATGCCATTAGATAGAAGTATTAAATTGACAAGTCCACATAGATTACATTCTCAACAATATGGTATAATGTGTCCTTTTGCAACACCAGATGGTGGATCAGTTGGATATTTAAAAAATTTAGCATTATTAGCAAAAATAACATCATCTTCAAATGTTGACTATATAAAAGAGTGTTTACAAGATATTGATATTATATTATTAGAAAATTTTAATTCTATTTTAAATAGAAATATTACAAAAATATTTTTAAATGGTTCTTTATATGGTTTAACATTTGAACCTAATAGAATAATGCGTACATTAAGAGCATATAGAAGAAATAATTTAATAAATATATTAACATCTATTTCATGGGATATTAAAAATAATGATATACGTATATTAACTGATTCAGGACGTTGTTGTAGACCTCTTATTATTAATACTAAATTAAAAGATACAAATAAATATACAAATTGGTTCGATATGTTAACAGGTACATTAAATAATTTAAAAGAAAATGATAAAAATGATAATATTTATTATAAAAGTTTTTATACTTCTCCTAAATCATTACCTATTTTTGCAAACAAAAATAAAGAAGAAATATTAAGTGAATTAGAAAATAATGGCGGAATAATTGAATATATTGATATTGATGAACAAAATACTATATATATTGCCATGAATTATGATGATATTAATGATTTTCATACTCATATTGAAATACATCCTTCTACTATGTTGAGTGCTATTAGTGGTAATATTCCATTAGCAAATCATAATCAATCAGCAAGAAATGTATTCCATGCAGCACAAAGTAAACAAGCTATTGGTATCTATGCTACAAATTTTAATAAAAGATTTGATACTATGTCTTATGTATTACATTATCCACAAAAACCTATTGTTAATACACGTATTTCACATTATACATGTAGTAATAATATGCCCAATGGTTTTAATGTAATTGTCGCAATTATGTCTTATTCTGGTTTTAATCAAGAAGATAGTATTATGATTAATAAAAATAGTTTAGATAGAGGTTTATTTTCATTATCATATTATAAATCTATAACTGCTACCTCAAAAATTGAATCCCAATATGAAAGAATAATCTTTGCAAATCCATTAGAATATAAAAAAAAAGGTATTAACATTTCAAATTTAAAAAATGCAGACTATACATATATTAATGATAAAGGTTTTATTAGTGAAAATGTATATATTCCAAAAGGTCAAAAAGTAGTTGTTGTTGGTATGTTAAACGAAAAAACAATTTATAAAAAAATTAAAAAGGGGGTATTTTCAGAATATGTTAAGGAATTAACTTATTCAGACTGTTCAATTGTTACTGATAATTCATTATATGGTAAAATTGATAAGATTTTTATTGATAATAAAACAAATGATGAAGATACTATTATATGCAAGGTTAGATTTCTTAAAATAAAACGTCCAGAATTTGGTGATAAACATGCATCAAGACACGGACAAAAAGGTGTAATTGGTATGATAATTCCAGAAGAAGGTATGCCATTTACTAAAAATGGTATTAAACCTGATATTATTATCAATCCTCATGCTATTCCATCACGTATGACTATCGGTCACTTGGTTGAATGTGTCTTCGCTAAATTATGTTGTATAGATGGTCATATGGGTGATGGTACTGTTTTTTTACCATTCGATGAAAATGTGATTTATGATAAATTATATGATCATGGTTTTGATTCACATGGAAATGAAATATTGTATAATGGTTATACCGGACAACAATTAAATTGCGAAATATTTATTGGACCCACTTTTTATTTTAGATTAAAACATATGGTTGCTGAAAAAATGCATTCAAGAAGTACTGGTCCTAAAGTTTCACTAACTAGACAACCAACTGCCGGACGTAGAAAAGGTGGTGGACTTAGAATTGGAGAAATGGAAAGAGATAGTGTTTTAAGTCATGGTATTTCATCCTTTATGCAAGAAAGTATGATGGAAAGATCTGATAAATATAGTTGGGTTATTTCTAAAAAAACTGGTGTAATTTATCCTTTTAATCCTTCTATAAAAAATAGAATTCATAAAGATAATGAAGAATTAGTTCAAGTAAATACACCATATTCATTCAAATTATTAGTTCAAGAACTTGAAGCAATGGGAATACAAATGAGACTAAATACTGATAAAAAGGTTGAATTTCCTGAATTAGATTTTAATAATATTAATGAATCTTCTGATGAAGAAGACGAAAATAATGATGTTAAAATGACAGGTGGTTCTAGTATGTGGAACTGGTTTTTTAAAACAAATCCAGATGAAAATGAAGAAGAAGAAGAACAAGAACAAGAACAATATGAAGAACAAGAACAAGAAGAAGAAGAAGAACAAGATGAAGAACAAGATGAAGAAGATGATGATAATGATGAATATCCAAAAACATCACTAGATACACCATTCGATTCCGAAGAAGAAGAAGAAGAAGATGATGATGATGATGATGATGATGAAGATGATACTGATGAAGAAGATGATGACGAAGATTATGAAGATGATGATGAAAAGGAAGATGGAAAAGCATCTTTTGAATCAGAAGACGATGATATAATTTATCGTGATACTGGTAATATAAATGAAAAAAATAGAGGAGGAGATTCTTCAGAAATAAAAGTAATTAATATACAAAAATAATGTTAATATAAATTAAAGAAAGATAAATGAATCTTTTACTATTTATAATAGTAATTTTATTGATAATATTATTAATAATAATAATATTAAAAAATAAAAAAACAAATTTAAATTTTTTAAAAAAAATAGAAAATAATGTTGAGAAAATGAGTGATTTTTCAGATAATTTAAATTTAACTAAAAATAATATAGAATTTGAATTAAATAAGATTGAAAAAGTTATTAATAGTTATGATGATACAACTTTGTCTGAAAATAATAGAATAATAATTAATGATTTGAGAAATAAAATAGATATTATAAGACAAGAATTAGAAAATCCACATGCTATATCTGAATTAAAAAAAGAAATTGGTAATAAATTATTTGAATTAGAAAAAACAGATAAAGTGAGTTATAATAATAAGAATAATATAGAAAAAATAGATAAGAATTTAATAAAAACACAGGATAAATTAACGAATGAATATTTAAAAAACAAAAATTCAAAAATAACAACAGATGAAGATAACTATTTTAAATTATGTAATAATAATAATAAATGTATATATATGAATGTTAATAATGAAGGAGAATATACTATAAAATCAGATACTATAAATTTTAAAAATAATAATGATAAAGTTGTAGCAAAAATTGATAATAATAATATTTTTCTAGGTGGTAATAATTTTGAGAATTCTGGATTATATATAAAAGATGGTAAAACACATATTAATAAATTAACAACAAATGAACTTTTATTAAAAGATAAAAAAAATATGAAAATGGTAGATATAGGAACTTATGTTGAATGGTTGGATAATAATAAAAATTTTAGAGAATATATGGACGATGAAAATTATAAGAATAATGTTGAAAGAATAAAAGAAATTGATTTATTGAAAAATGAATTAAAAAATATAAATAATAATAATAATAATTTAGATAAAAAGATTGATAATACTATTGATAATATTAATAATATAAAAACTGATTATAATGTAATTAAAGATATTGATGAAAAAATATCAAATAAATATAAGATTATTCAAAAAGAAGTAGAAGAACAATTAAAAAGAGGTGTACTTAATAATAATCATATTGGTAAATATAAAGATAGTATTGATTTAGAATTAGTTAAATTATATGATACAATAAATAAACTAGATAAAAAGACACAAAAAATAGAAGAAAATAGTAAATTAAAAATGGAATTATATGAAAGAAGTAAAATAAAACACGAAGAAATGTTATTGGAACAAAAGAAAATGTGGGAAGATAAACTAGAAGAAGAGAGAAAACAGCGAGAAGAAAAAATCATGATTCAAAAAAGATTAGAAGAAAAAAAAAATGAGGATGAGAGAAAAAAATTAGAAGAAGAAAGATTTAGAAAGGAAGAAGAAGCGGAAAAAAAAAGATTAGAAGATTTATCTAAATTTTTTGAAAATTATGGTTTTTAATTAAAAAATATGTATTATATATATAAAATGAATAAAATTAATATATTATTATTCTTGCTATTAATAATTTTAATAATGTTTTATTTCAATACTAAATTATTTAAAAATAATATTGAAAATTATAAAAATATGGAAAGAGAACGTACTAATCAGTATCATCCACAAAATTATATTTAATTGGTTGTTTTTTAATTTCTTTATATTCTATGGGTAATGTTTTACACTCATTAACAGTAGACCAAAAATTGTTAATTTTTTCTGGAATATTATACCATAATAATTCATTAAAATTAACTCTTTGAATATAAATTTTTTTTAAATACCAATAAATTTTTTTTTGATATTTATAATCATTTTCATTAAAAATATCAATTTTTTCATTTATATCTTTAATGCATTTTTCACTAGATAAATATGAATTACTATATAAATATTTATATAAATTATTATTTAAACTATAATATTCTGCGATTATTCCATGATTTTTATTATTTAAATTATTATCTGATACATATTTAATATAATCATTTTCATTATTTATTGTTCCAAAATCACATTCTACATAATCACATTCATTTAGATTACAAACTGCTAATTGACCTTGTATTTGGTAGTAATATTTTTCAGGAATTACATTTTTTTTAATTTCTCTACTATAAGGACATTTTATCTCAATCATTATTCCTAATTCTGATATGCCATCTGGTGAAGCTGCAAAATTTTTAATATTATTATTATCAATTAATCCAAATTCATGTATTTTAATATTATTATTTAATTGAGAATATTCTCTAATAGCCATATCTTCAAACATTGTTCCCCATTTTAATGGAGGAATATTAGTGAAATCAGTATTATCAATATATACTCCAGCTTTTTTTTTAGCTAATAATTTATTATTTTTTGAAATACCTTCTAATAAATCACTTGCAGTTAAACATTTTTTACGTTTATCAAACCATTCTTTAGTTCGTTGTTCAATTAAAGGATACTCAAGTAATATTTTTAATTTTTGAGTATTTAATTTTAAATTTTTTACTCTATTTTCTATGAAATTTTTATCAATATGATTGTTCGATAAAAAATTATAATCATGTTGATCTAAAGTAATATCATTTTTTATATATTTTAATAATAGATTATCTAATTTTCTATTAATATCATTATATTCATCAGTATTATTTTTAAAATTCAAATTTTTCATATTATTTGCTAAATTGTCAATCTTTATTTTATGTAACATTATTTTAAATTTTAACTTATGTTTAAAATAATAATAATATTTATTATATATAAAATAATCCATTATTTTAAATGATTTTAAATAATTTTAAAATATCATTTTTTTACATAAAAAAAAGTACATTTCATTAAAAATTTTAAAATTTTAAAAATCCTTTATAAAAATTTATAAAAATAAAGAAATGTACTTTTTTATTTTGTTAATTATTTATTTGAAGCAATAAAACTTTGTAATTCATCTGCTTGTTCTTTTTGAAAAACTTTAGATTTCTGTTTTCTTTTTGTTTCGTGTGTTTTTTGTTTACCTAAAATTTTTTTTACATCATATGATAAAACATCAGTATTATTATTTTCAATTTTATCATTATTTTCAATTTTATCATTATTTTCTTTTTTATTAAATTTTTTATTATAAATAATTTCTAATTCTTCATATTTTTTATTTAATAAATCATCTAATGTTTTATAAACATTTATATCATAATAATTTTCCATTTATTTAATAAATAATAATATAAATTTATATCATTTTTTAAATTTTAATAATACTTATGTTTTTATTCTTAATTTTAATATATTCATAATTATTTCTTCCATATGATCTAGATAATCCAGAATCTACAAACCATATATTATTTTTTAATTTTATATTATCAACTGTATTATGTCCTACAAACATATAAGTACTATTTAATTTATTTAAAACATATTTATTTTCATTATCATTATAAATATTTCTTGTCCACATAATACCATCATTATCATTAATAATTGTATTAAAAATATGTGTATCAATATTATCTAAATTATCTAATAATAAATATTTTTTCCAAATTTCATTTATATAAAATATATTTTTATTATATTTATCTAAAATATCTAAATGATGTTTTTTTATACCCGCATGACAAAATAATAAATCATTTATTTTTACAATTAATGGTCGATTTGCTAATATATCTCTATACATACCATTTTTTTTAAATAAATTAATTCTATCATGATTTAAACTTTTTTTAGAAACATAAGAAAAATTACCTAATATATTCATTAATTCATGATTACCATTTAATGATATAAATAAACTATTTTTTAGTACTGCAATTTTACTTAATAAATTTGTAAAATTAACAACATCTATATCTTTTAATATTTCCCATTCTTTTATATTTATTATTCTATTTAAACTATCTAATTGATCTCCTAATTGTATTACAAGGGTATTATGTGCAATCCATTCTAGATTATTATTAATAATTTTTTCTTTAATTAATAATTTTTTTAATCTTTCTATATCACCATGTATATCACCGATTACAATAATATTTGAATAATTATAATTTATATTATAACTATTATTTTCAAACATATTTAAAAAGTTTTTATATATTAATATAATAATATATTATATTTAGATTTAATGTCTATTGAAGATGTTGATTTTATGAAAAAAAATAGTATTAAAGAAAACTATACATTTATAATAGATAGCAGATTTAGAAATCAAGAAGAATATCCCGAACCTAATAATTATACTATTCAGTTTGATATACCATTTAAAAATGTATTTGGAATCGAAATATTAGATGTTACAATTCCTAAAACGATGTATAATGTTGATATTGATTCTAATAGTTTTATTATATATATAAATACTACAAAAAACCAGATTAATTCATATATTGATCTTGCTAAAGGTTTATTATGGAAAAGTAATGGTAATAATGTTCCAAATAACAGTGTAGAAATAATTAATTATGTATTAGCAGATGAATTAAAATATAGAAATACATTTATACAATCTGAATGGGAATTATTTAATATTACAAATTTAAATATTAATAATTATATAAAAGTTATCAATCCATTTAAATGGATTAATACAAATATTACAAATAATAGTATTATTTTATTTAATCCAAGTTTCTCATATAATATATTAAGTAATGATATATCTAATATAACAGAAAATATATTCAATCAGTATAATATATATAATTTACGTAGTTATAATGTTATACCTTATTTAAATTATACACTTAAACCACATTTAAAATGGTATAAAGTAGATGATATTTTTAATAATAATTTATTGGGTTTAGAATGGGAATCTATTGGTAATAAAAAACCAAATAATATAAATGAAATAAATAATGAATTATTAAGAAATGCACTTTTAAATAATAATATATTTTCTCCTGAAGAATATCAAACTTTAAATATTAATAATTTAAAGTATAATAGTTATATATTATCTAATGGTATTTATTTCAAACCTACTAATAATTATAATATAGGTACAAAATGGATTAACTGTGGTACTACTGTTCCTAAAAATGGATCTCTTATTAATAATATTTTATTAGCAGATAGTATATATAATAAATTTTTATCTTTTAATAACATATTTAATTATACTAATACAGAGTTAAATGATTTAGATTTTTCATTTGATATTGATATAGAAGATTATATTTCTGTTTCATTAGGATTAAGATGGATAAATATGGGAATTAATCCTCTAAATAATTCTAATAGTGATATGGAAATTACTAATGAAAATCTAATAAATTTTTTAAAACAAAATATAAATAAAGATTTTATTGAATTTACTAAAGAAGAATGGATTGCTTATAATATTACTAATTTAAAACCAAATTCTTTTATATTTGCTAATAGATATTGGATACCCACATTATATTATTTTAAACCAGATGGATTATGGATTAGAGATACACCCGAATCAAATTCTATAGCAAATGCGCTTAATGAAAAAGATAATTTATTAGGATTAAATTGGGAATATATTAGTGATAATGAACCTCAATATGGTAGAAAAATTTATAATAATGAATTAAGTAATGAATTAATAAATAAAACTTCCTTTTCTTTTTCAGAATGGAATAATTTTAATATATCTGATATTAAATATAATGATTATATATTAAGTGAGAATAAATATTATAGACCAAAATATATAGAATTTAATGATACTGAATGGACTTCTTTCAATATATCTAGTAATTTAAATGTTGAAAATTTTATAAAAATTAATAATAAATTTTTTAAAGTTGTTCCAACAAATTATAGTTCTCCTGAAATATTATATTATTCTCCTAATGATTTACTTGATATATCTAAAGAAGATGATTATAAATATTTTTTAAATAATTTTTTTGAAAGATTTACTATTACTATACCAATCGGTAATTATACAATTTCAAAATTAATTTTAGCTATAAATGAAAAATTTAGAGATATAAATTTATTAATTAGAAATAGAACTAATTCTAATATTAAATTTTTAAATTCTAGTGATTCATTTGATTTATTATTGCAATGTGCTGGCAAAAGTACTCCAGCCGATTTAACTAATATTATTAAATTTAAATCTGAAAGAAAAATGATTCTAGATATGAATAATTCATCCGCAAATGAAACATTAGGGTTTTATTCTAATGTTAGTAAAAGTAATACATTTCTTACATATTTTAATAGATTAAGTATTAATAATATTAAAAATTATGAAAAATTTTATCATTCTGTTGATTCTTTAGATGATAAAAATGTTATTATTGCACCAGGAATCGTTTATTTAATCGGTTCTAAATATGTAATTTTAAAATGTCCTGAAATAGAACAGCATTTATATGGTTCGTTATCATATACTAAAAATACTATCGGTTTAGCAAAAATTAGAACTAGTCATTGGGGTTTAAATGAAGAAAGTAATCCTTTATTTAAATTACAATTAAGAGAATTTCATCCTATTGGTAAATTATCTAAATTAACATTACGTTTTGAAAATGCTGATGGTACATTATATGATTTTAGAGGTGTTAATCACGACATTGTTTTTGCTATACACTATTATTCTGCTAAACAAAAAGAAACTTTTATGAATTCTATATTTAATCCCGAATATAAAATGGATTTTATGCAATATAAATACACACAAGAAGAACAAGAAGAAGAAAGTGATAATGATGATGAAGATAATTATTCAAGAGTTAATATTGATAATTATAAGAAAAAAGAAATTTTATATGGTGGTAAAGATTTTAATAATGGTTACGAAATTGATTATAATAAAATTAAAAATGATTTATTTAATGAATCTAAATCAGATTCTGAAGATTCTGAAGATTCTGAAGATTCTGA